CAATTCATTCACCATCCTGAACGGGAACCCAGATAACATCTCGGCCCGCTCCTCATCCGTCTTAGACGGAAAGAGGTATTTCAGTGCTTCAATGCTATCAACACCTAATTCTTGTAGGTTGCGCACCACGATAGAATTATTAAGTGTGTCCTGAGTGGTTTCCTCGTACACAGGACCTGTCCAACGCCAAAGCATTGTGACATCGCCATCGGGAATCAACCCAAGAACGCCTGGTGGAATCATTTTTGTTTCCACGCAAGCCATCATAATCTCTTTGACTTGATCATTGAAGACCTTCATTGCTTCCCTATAAGCAGCAATTTCTTCTTCTGGTGCATCAAAGGGAAGATCAACAGGTTTCTCAATACCAGCAGCTGCCGCCAATGATTGACGGAAGAGTTGCTCTTCTCGATAAATAATTAATTCAAGGCAACGGCAGATGCCATACGTGTAAATTGCATTTGCTTTTTTCTTGGATGTTGCCGATACACGGCCAAATAGTGATTTGTATTCAGTTGCGGTAACACCTGCGGAAATTGACAGTTCATCAACACCGCCAAGTGCAGTGCGAATCTCTTCGCGATACTGACGTGCAAATTGGTTTTGGTCACCGGTAATTGCATCTGGAACAATGTAACCAACACGGTCATTTGGCTCCAGGTTTGCAATAATCCTTGGAACTCGAATCTGACCATCAACGCCACGGCTGACAGGATCAGCCTTAAACATCGACGCACTTAAGGATGCAGGACTGGTAAAGCCAGAGTTTGCTGCAATGGAAGGACGCTGTACCGTGGAATCACCACCAGCCTCAATCAAGTCCGTCTTGGGACGAGACGAAAGCAGTGTGGGGTTACCAAAGAACTGAACGTTCTTACGCATGGTGCGAACCATTTCGTCATGCGTGACGATGTGATTGGCAAGCGCATCAAATTCACCAACGCCGTCGTTCGCAAAACCTTTGGGGTTATTGAAGATCTCAACGCAAGGAATAAAACCAAGCGTATTTTTTAACGTTTTTGTTTTACCGGAGACTGCATAGTCCGGCATGTCAAAAGATAATTCACCTTCTGCGTGAGTTTCTGTAATTTCATCTCGTTTGATTGAGAGCCTGATGTAACGCCTTGAGGCTTGGCCGTCACCAATGGTTTTGCCGGTAATATTTGTTTGTGAAATCTCTGCTCCAAAACCACCCGGTCGACGCACCTTGTAGCTGTAGATGATCACCACCTCTTCCAGGTCACCGTCTACGTTGTAGAACGTACGGTACTCATGCTCGCGGAAGTAATAGATACGATAGTTAATCTTTGTGGGCCTGATGTAGAACAGACCCTTTCCATCACAAAGGAAATAATCCCAGATCGAATCTAAGCGTGCATCAATTTGATTGTATTTGATTACACGGTCGATAAAATCTTTGCGTTGATTTCCAAAGTTGTCTTGGCTGGGAAAAAATTCAACACCCTGGCGGATGCCAAATAATTTCATTTGCGCCAAATGCGAGGCTACAACGCCCGTATCGACGACAGTGGAACTATCTTTGTCGATATAGGCAGTAATGATTTCATTGAGCCTTGATTTAGCGTCGGCAGCCATTAAGTATCAGCCTCTTTATCTGTATTGATCTTAGCAGCTTTCTTTTGTTTCTTATGCCACAACCACCGGTCAAAGTAAGCTAACTCCCCTGGCGTGTACAACTCAGGGTGCTTGAGAGCTTCTTTGACCAGTTTTTTCTTTTTCATTAGAATGGCATTTTAAAATCAATATTACCGCCCATTCCACCTCCAAGAGGAGAGCCTTGCCGGCGCGGACGATAGTTAACATTAACACCAAGAGAAGGCGTAGAATACCCTGCTTCTACTCGGTATTCCTGCGGGATGGGTACCCCTTGCTCTTGATAACCCGGAAGAAATGCACCTCCTAATCGAATTTTTTGACTTGGATCTAATTGAATAACAGCAGAACCACCAATTTTTTCTAGGGCCCCAGGTACTGCATCTACATCAATATTTAATGGCGTTGGTCGATTGTAATTAATTGGGGATGTCAATGCTGCAGTACGTTCTTGCATGCGTTGATCTTGAATTGCTTTTTCACGCATTTTTTGTTGTTGTGCAGGATCAGAAGGTGCAAAACCAGGCATTGGCATCATTTCACCACCACCAAAACCAGGCATTGGAATCATGCCCCCACCTGCATCTGACATACCTACTTGATCTAAACCACCAAAATTTCCGGGGGCGCCAGGAATAGCCTGAGCTGTCTTGACACCACCCAAACTAGCTGGAAAAGATTCTCGAATCCTTCGAATATTTTCTTGTATTTGGCGCCCTTTATCGGTTTCCATACCACGCCTAAACAGGCGATCCTGAATATCTTTTTCTGATGGCATATAACCTGGCGATCCAGCAAGCCTGCCTGCGCCACTTTCCATGCCAGCTTGGTTGCCTACTGAACTGCCGTAATTGCCATTGTAATAACGAATCATTTAATCCTCCAGTACTTCGTAACCAGCTATTTCATTCAGTCTACTCAATACAATTCCATCGCCTTTTAAATTCCACTCAAGGATATCGCCCTCTTGCCAACCAAGTTCTTCACTTATTTCTTCTGGCAGAGTGATGAATTGATCGCCAAATTCATCCTCTTGAACCTCGATAATGTAGCTCATTTTGACAAAAGCTTTTCCATTAGCTTATCAAGCTTAGTATTGATCTGTCGAAAGTTGTCATGCATTTCCTGGATCTCACGCAAGAAATCTACTTTTAACACGTAGTCCATTGGCATGCGGCCAATTTGTTCTTGCATTCTATTTAATTTATTTTCTTGAGTAATTACGTCATCTGACAACTGAACCAGGCGCTGGTGGACCCTATATAAAATTTTATTTGCAGCCCAGGAGCCGCCTGTTACAGCAGATACAACTGCGGTAAAAGCAAGTGCTACGTACTCCGGACCCACAGGACTGCTGCTTTTCTTTTAATTATAAGTTCAGTAATCAAATTGCAGGTTGCTCTTTTTAGCTAGGCCGTTAACCAACCACACAAGTGAATCGACGCAATCGTCGTGCCCACTTACGCCAAAGTTGGTAAGCTCTTCAAACATCGTGTCGAAATTCCGATATTTGTTAAAGATGATCTTACGGTCTTCAAACAGGCCCATGATGCCACGGAAACGCGCCAATTTATCCGCACGGAATCCTTTGACCGGGTGCCAAATCAAATTGAAAAGGCCATCGCCATTCAAGCACACACGCTTGAAGTCAGCCTCCAAAGATGCTTGGTACTGCACTGCTTCAGACCATACATCACATGTTGAATATGTTGGGAAATAATTGCCCTGCTCATCGCGCCCAACAATGCACCAGTCATTAAGAAGTTCTTTTAGTTCATCCAGTTTTTCCAAGTTACCCATGACGCGCATGCGCCGATAATCAATGATGTGAATGCAGTCGCCAATACGACCGCCAAGAACGAATACGGTGTAATCATTTTTTTCTTTTGTTCCAGCGGATAGATCAACCCCTACGCCAAGAGCGTCAAACTCAGTTGCAATTTCAGCTTTGACCAGTAGCTCTGGAGACAACGACAGTTCACTTTGGCGAACAATCTTGTTCATGTACTGAAACGAGAAAGCAATAGGTGCCTGCCGTTTCTTTTCTCTTAAGTATTCAAGTGACCACATCTCTGGCCAATAGGACTCCTCTTCACCTGTCTTGGGATTTGATTGAATGGCTGAAAGAACAATTTGCGTCCAGTTGTTTTGTTCGTTGAATGTTGTGGCATGAATGTCATCATGTCGGAAGCGAGTACCAAGGCAAATCGCTCGTCCACCTTCAAACATCGTGGGAGCAATCACAGCATTCCAGTTATCCTCCATCATCTTTCGAATGTCTGGGTTGGAAATGTCTGCCGCACTCTTTGTAGGGTCATCAATACAGATGAGGTGGCTACGCTTGGAGGTAACTGAACCTTTCAAGCCTGCTGCGCACAAAGTAAATTGTTCATCACCGGTAACATCAATACCAGCAAATTTGTGATCAATAGACCAGTACTCATTACTGGTTACGTTCTTGAGAAGTTTGACAGTTGGGAAAACTTCTTGATATCGTTTACTGTCAATAATTCGTTTGATGGTTGCAGACTTAGATCGTGCAATATCAACTGTGTAGGAAAGATAAAGAATTTGTAAAGGCTTCTTGGCTGTCGTGTGCACACCAATTGCCCATGCCGTAAACAAGCCAAGGATCGTACTTTTAGCTGAACCCCTTGGGGCCAAGAGATCAATATTGGGGCCAGCGATTCCAATTAAACAACTACTATCTTGCCCTGTTACAAAGTTACGATGCCATTGTTTGTGATGAGGTGCAGGTGGTTTATCTGCTACATAGTCACAAAAGAACCCAAAATCTTCACGGGCCTGCTGCAGTAGCTCTTCGTTTTTATGCTTGCGTACCTTGTGATTCTTGACTGCAGCTTGAGCGTTACGTCGATAAGCTAAGTGAAGATGAGAAGGCACAACAGTAACTAGTTAGTAATTAAATACTAACCTACTTTTTGGATTTACGTTTTTGCTCTTGATACTTACGTGCTTTATCAAGGGCAGCTCTACGTTTTTCCTTATCGTTCATCTCAGTGCCATCTTCGTTCTTGGCTTCTTTTTTCTTTAAGTGTGCCAGGAATTGAGGCGGAACTTTGCCTTTGCTCATATCAATTAAAACGAACGGCGTGGCCCGACGTTAATTCCTTTGCTATCCAGGGGTGCACGTACGTCACGAGACGGCTGCCCTGGGCCCTGTGAGGCGTTACGGCTTGGGAAGGCATCTTCGGGTGGACGCGACTGTCCACCCCTGTAGGGAGGCGTTGTGCCTGCAATTGGAATCGAACGTCTACCAGCGCCCATTGGTTGTATTACTTTTGTTTAGTTTAATGCATCTATTCGTCTAGTTGCATTTTTGCCCACACACTCATCGATGCCTCAAGCAAGGGAGCTTCGATGGGATCATCCTTGAAGATGCACATGAGTTCACGAATAGCACGGTCTGCACCGGCCATTAACAAACCCTTTCTATCACGTGTTGAAGTAAATGTATCGATCTGCGCAATTGTGCCACGTAATTCTTTTTGCATTGTTGCAATACGTGCAACACCTGCATCACGCTTGATTTGAAAGGTTTCAATATCTTCCCTGAGCTTGCGAATGTCTTCCAACATTTCGTCAATTTCAGTAAGAAGGATCTTGCGGTGATCTGGCTTTGGATAGTTACACGAAACCCAGGCATCGCAGGATGCAATTGATCCGCAATACCCAAGGAAACGAGCATATAAGTAACACTCAATAACCGAGTAGTTATTTTGTGCAAAAGAGATGAATGATTCCTGGGTCGATGAGTCTAGATTGTCGACCCAGTATTCAAATAACTCAGAATCTATAGCCGCGTTGCGATTGCTGGTAGTCGCGCTCTTCGTCTTTTTGTTTGAAGAGTTGACTTTGTTCTGCTCCAGCGCGTGTTTCTTCTGCACCTTTTGCGATTGTTGCACGTTCTTCAGCTCCTTTGTACTTGGCGGCTTTTTCGCCAAATTCAGCACCAAGTTCTAAAGTAGCACGTGCTTCATCTTGACCGGTACCATAGAAACGGTCTGCAGCTTCTTTTTTCAAACGCGATTTAGTATCTGCGTCCAAAGAAGTATCTGAGTCAATATCAGAGACACGACTCTGATACTCACCGCGATTGCGTTGGTAGTCATATGCTGCACCCGCAGCATCGCGGTAAGACTGCAGCCGTTCTTCGTCGGTCATTGAAAAAAGATCAGAAGTTGCTCATCATGCCAGCCAGGCCACCGGTCATGATGTCACGACGACCTTCGACAGACTTTTGACGCTGCTGCTTCATCTTGGAGCCTTCGAGTTTGCCAAGGAGACCTTCAAATTCGGCCATATTGAAGCTAGAGGGCGTGTACTCAGACTCATAAATAGCTTTTTTAAGGCTATCATAAGTGTCGTCACCCATCGCCGCCTTGTTTGTCTCCAGATTCCTTAGTGCGGTTGCAAAGTCAACTGCCTTGCCTGCGGAATCATAACCGTATTGGGCCATTTAAAAATACCTTTAGGTAACTAAAAAAATTATAGCAAGACTAATTGTTACCAGAAACCGGAAACAAGGTTGCCATAAATTCCAGTCTTGGAAGAAATTTCAGCAACATCCCTGGAACCCTTGTTCTTAATTTTTTGGATGTCGGAATCAATCTGGCCTTGTAACTTGGTAAGGCCAGAGTTGTAAGCAAATTCATCGCGCTGACGCATCTTTTGTTGCATCTGCTCAATTTCGCCTACACTGCCAGTAAATTTATCTGGCATCTCCCCAAACTTAAGTCCGACTGTTTTTTGGGTGGCTTCATCAAGCGTAGGGGAAAACGCTGCGCCAGTAGAAATGGTATACCGTCCGGTACTCTTTTGCCAATCTGGAGCACCTTCAACACCCTTTACAGTTTCTTTTTCACTGGGACCGAAGTAAGTACGGTAGTAATTCTCTAGGTAGCTACCACCAACTTTTTCTTTGTACTCATCACTTCCTTTGAGTGAATCAGCAATTGCATTGACATCAAGCCTTCCGCCTGATTTTGCAATTTCA